GGCTGTCCTGTGGAGCGGTGACGGTGTGGTGCTGTGCTCGATTGAATCCACTGGTTCTCTGCGTCGCGATCGTCCTGCAGCCCCTGCAGCCCGTCCTGCAGTCCGCAAGTACCGCAAGGGACAGGATTGCCCATGCTGCGGCAGCGAGCCACTGGACGCGCAGTTGCATTGCTGGGAGTGCGGCTTCAGCGGCAAGTGACAGACAATCAGACATCCCCGCCGGACTGGCTGGCGGGGGTTTTGGGGTTGAGCGAGTGAGGGGAACGAACGATGGACAATCCACACATGCTGCGAGTGATTGCGGACGTTGCCGGGGTGCAGCGCAACGGCGGCGGTTGGTTTCGGGCGGCTGGCGGCAAATCGGTATGTCAGGGCTGGCGCGAATTTGGTGCGATGGCGCGGCGGCGAGGGTGGCTGGTGGCGGGCCGCGGAACTCAGATTTCCGCCCGGGTCTATGTGCCAGGCGTGGTGATCGACTGGCGGGCAGTCCATCGGGATCTGCAGCAGTGACAATCAGACTTCCCCCGGCAGGCGTTCTGCCGGGGGTTTTGTCAGCGATATGTCAGCGATTTGTCAGCGGTATTTCAGCGATTTGTCAGCGGTATTTCAGCGCAATTTCAGCGAGGGGAGCATGGGAAAAGTCTGGTTGGTGGTGGCGGAATTCGACGATTGCGACGTGCCGCTGGAGTTGTTTGAGAGTGAGCTTGGGGCGCGAAACGTGGCCGAAATCTACGCCGCAAATTTTGACCGCATGTGGTTCAATAATCCCGCGGTGCACGACTGTTCCGATGTCAATTTCTGCGGAGTGCGCGTGGTGGAATTTGTGAACGGAATCAGGCAGTCAGAGACGAAATCGTTTGCGGCAGGAATCCGGGCATGACGGAACTGTGCGAGACGTGCAGGCAACCGCTGTGCCCGTGGGAGGTGCAGCGGTGCGAGGTGTGTTTATCAAACGAAAGGCAGACCGATGAAGAAGGCAAAGACAGTGACCGAAAAAAAGCCAATGGGCAGACCCCGCAAGCATTCGCGGGAGTCGATCACGTGCGTGGTCAAACTCCCCCCCGAGGTGGTGCGGTGGATTGATGCGAGGTATACGACGCGGCAGGAGGGGTTGGCGGCGATCGTGGCAAATGCGGCGGGGGTGCAGTGATGCCGACAATCAAAATCTACATCGACGGAGACACGGAGCAGCCGACACCGACACCGACACCGGAACCGGATCTGCAGTCGGAGATTGACCGGATCAACGCGGCATTGTGTGACGTGCTGACGCGCGTCAGCACGATTGAGGGCAGCGTGCGAGGGTTGCGATTGAGGCTGATTGAGGACGACGCAGAGGGGCAGGTACCATGACCACATTTCACAACCAGACCGTCAAGCGGTCACGCAAGCAGCGGTGCTGCACATGGTGCGGCGAGCCGGTTGAGATCGGACATCCGTACCAGTCCTACCGTTGGGCTGATGGCACTGAATCCGGAACGGTGGTGCTTCATCCGGAGTGTGGGGATGCGATGGATGCGGCAGGCAACACAAATCCGCATTTTTCGGGGTGGTCTGTAGGGGATTTCCTGAGGGGTTCAACGAAGGTAAGGTGAGGGCATGAGTGACGCATTTGTGGCGGCGTTCTGGTTTTTGGTGACGCTGATCAGTGGACTGGCTGAAGGGCTGGCAATGGCACTGACGCTGTGCGTGCTGCTGAATTTTGCGGTGTTGATTTTGAGTATTGTTGTCGGGGCGTTTGTGGACTTTTTTAGCGATGATACAGAGGGGGAAAAGGACGCATGAGTGGCGAAATGATGGAAAGGGAAATGCAGCGGCTGGAGGCCGAGAACGCAGAACTGCGGGCGCGGCTTTCAGCACAGCAACAGGACTCGGAGAAACTGGCGGCTGACGCAGTGGCCACAATCGAGTCGTCCGGCAAAATTTGGAGGGATCTGGTTCACGATCTCAGACGGGAGAACGAGGAACTGCAGATCTACAAGGCGGCGATTGAATCCGGAGCCGCGCAGTTGACACGAGAGACGGCGTTGGAGATGGCACGGCAGATATTGGGGGATGCGGAATGAGACTTCACCCAACAATCGAACAGCACGGCTTACACAAGCTGGCCGTTGGCAAATCCGTATTGCTGAAGATCCCGCGTGAGCAATACACACCACTCCGGCGAGTCATTGCGTTCTATAACGAGTGCACTGACGACGGGACCGCACTGCGGACGAAGATCAGCACGGACGGAATCACGGTCAGCCGTCGGGAGATTGTACGGATTGCTGACAGTCCAGACTGGAAAGTCGGCAAATCAAAGCCGTTTGTGTGTGCGGATCGATTGAGCCTTGAGCACGCCGTGGCACGGGCAAACGAAGCCGCGAAACAACTGGGGCGAGGGTATCGGTTCCGCGTGGTCGTCGAGGACGGCAAGTCCTTCGTACTCAAAACACTCTGCCGTTGCCGGCGTGTTATCCATCGGGAGGAACAGTATCTGCGAATCGTGGGAATGATTCGCCGGATGGGCGTGGACTGTGTGGGGCGAGTGGACAACGTGGAGCTGAAGGACGTGCGGAGGGTTCAGCGGAATTTTAAGCACTCACTCAGGTTCAGGGCGAAGCAACTGGACAGCAATACTTTTCAGATTCGGAGGACACGGTGACGGCTGTACCAGTCAATCAAATCATCTGCGGCGACAACGTCGAGACGCTGCGGACGTTGCCGGATGCGTGCGTGGATTCCTGCGTGACAGATCCACCGTATGGTCTGGAATTCATGGGTAAGGCATGGGATCGCGGCGTTCCCGGTGTTGAGTTGTGGCGTGAGGTGTTGCGTGTGCTGAAACCCGGCGGGCATCTGCTGGCCTTCGCAGGGACGCGCACGCAACACAGGATGGCGACGGCGATTGAGGACGCGGGGTTTGAGATCCGGGATATGATTGCCTGGTGCTACGGCAGCGGTTTTCCGAAATCGCTGGACGTGAGCAAGGCGATTGATGCGCAGGATGCGGCTCAGGAGCAACAGGCGAGGAGGTACCAGTTCACGGCGTGGGTGCGGTCCACTGGTGTGACATCAAAGCAGATTGACGAAGCTACTGAAACGAACATGGGCGGGCATTACACGACAGCAGCAAGCCAGCCCGCAATAATGACCCGCGAACATCTTGAAGCCTGCCGGCACCTGCTGGGTGAAGTGCCGGAATGGGTAGAGCGTGAATGCGACATCCGCAGCATTGAAAGCCAAACGCTGAAGAACCGCGAGGTGGTGGGGCAGCCGTATCGGGTGCCGAACGCCAAGACCGTCAACCCTCACTTTATTCGGGTGGCCGAGCAGCGAGCGGAGGGGCCGAAAGAGATCGTGTACTCGGCAACCGCCCCCGCAACCGAAGCCGCAAAGCAATGGCAAGGCTGGGGCACTGCTCTAAAGCCCGCACTCGAACCGATCACAGTTGCACGCAAGCCGCTGTGTGGGACCGTGGCCGCGAACGTCCTGCAGCATGGAACCGGCGGAATCAATGTGGATGGGTGCAAAGTGGACGGCGAGAGACTGCCCGCCAATTTCATCCACGACGGATCGGAAGAAGCGGTGAGCCTGCTGGGCGAAGCCGACAGGTTTTTCTACTGTGCCAAAGCAGGCCCCGAGGAACGCCGTCAATCAAAACACCCAACCATCAAGCCCGTGGCCCTGATGCGCTATCTGGTGCGATTGGTGACACCACCCGGCGGGCTGGTGCTCGACCCATTTGGGGGATCGGGCACAACAGCAGAAGCGGCACGGCTGGAGCACTGCCGGTTTCTGCTGATGGAGTTGAATCCCGAATACTGTGCAGACGCAGCCGAACGACTGCGGCAGGGGGTGCTGTTTTGACCGTCTGGAATTATTTTCCGAAAATCTTTCTACAGACTATTGACACGTCGTGTCGATACACGTAATATCCCACCATGCGAGACGCGAAGTGCGGAACGCGGGACCAAACGACAAACGAGATTGAGGGAACGAGACAATGAGCACAGCAACGACAACGACACGCACGGTTCTGGTAATCACCGACGCAACTGGCAGCTGGGGAACAACTGACCTCACAGAATCCCGCATCGTGGATCTGATCGAGCGAGCAGCCGAACGATACTACCGCGACCGCGACGACGTGACGCAGTTCGACATGCTGCCGCGATTGCAGCAGTACAGCACGGTCGATCTTCCTGCAGACTACGACAAGGCGGACAGTGAGGCGATCACTGATCTGGCGTGGACGGCGTACTGCGAAACGCCAGTGAAGTCGCGAGGCAAGGTGGTTGACATCATCGTCAACTCCACTGAGGTCCGCCGGCACAATGGACAGTGTGAGTACGGGCTGTGGATGCCACTGGATGAGCAGACAGAGGACGTGATTGACGTGGTGGTGGACGAGGTGCTGGAGGCACGGTGTCGCGACTGCCGACGCGAGGAGCACGAGGACGGCAACACTGACGACGCTGGCCGGGTGACGATCGGCGGACAGATCTGGGTATACCGCCGCTGATCCTGACACATCCCCCCGCTGCACAGTGCGGCGGGGATTCTTCTGTGCGGAAAGGTTGAACCATGCAGGACATCATTGCGGCAATCGTGGCGGCTGTGCTGGCAATCGTGGTGGCGTTTCAGATTGGAGGTGACACGTGAGCAATGCTGAGAAATGGGCGGCGTTATGGAACCATGACGTGCAGTTTGGATTCTGCTGCGGGGCATTTGCCGGGGTGGCGGGGCTGATTCTGATCGTGGCGGGAATGGATTTGCTGGCAAGGATCGTGGTCGGTGGTCGACCACAGAGGCCGGTGCGACGGGTGCGAGGGGATAATGGAGGGCGGGGGCTGTGAGCGTACAAATGTGCGAGGGGATCTGGCGGAATCGGACGGGTCAACGGGTAGTCATCACGCAATGCGAGCCAGTTGGCGGGCAGCAGTGGACGGACGGTTTTGAGTTCTATTCAGACGATGGGAGATATTACCAATCGGAACGGGAGGACAGTCAGGATCTGGTGACGTTCGTCGGGCTGCTGCCGGACAAGTCGCAACGTGCACCAGTCAGCCGTCCAGCGGAGACGGAAAGCACAACGGCAGTTGGAGGCGGGGTGAGCGACGATCCGGGGCGGATTATCCACAACCTCGAACAGCGACTGGAGGCAGCGAAAAACCGCAACAGTCAGGCACTCAATCAGTTGATGGAACGAGATCAGGCGATCAACGAAAAGACAGCCGAGATTGATCGGCTGCGGACAGAACTGCAGCAAACACAGGCATGGCGTACTGCGGCGACTGACGCGCATTCGCAGGTGGAGGCACTGCGGATTGAGCAGGCAACCGAAATCGAGCGGCTGCGGGCCGAATGGCGAACCGAGTTCACCGCAGCGCAGCAGTTGCGGTCTGAGGTCGCACAACTGGAGCGACTGCTGGACGACGCACGCGAAGAACTGCAGCAACTGCAGGCAGACGGCACGGCAATGGACCACCGAGCCGAGGGTGCGAAAGCGGCGTATTTGGCGGTGATCAAGACATTCGTGGAGGCGCGATCGTGACACACCCAAACCGCCTGCAG